ATCAAATATGAATCTTGGGTCTAATTATTTTGATTATATCTTTAATGGTCAAGCAAATTTGCCAGCATTGCAATCATCTTTATCAGGATATCTTCAAGCTGCTATTCCAAAATTATATAATGTATCAGTTTCTACAACTTATGCTTCACAAGATAGTTTTCAATTTACAGTAACATATTCGCTATCCGATGGAATAGCAATGCAAACAGATGCCACTACCTTTGTAGAGGTTAATATATAATGACATATCAACTTAAAAATTTATCAGTTGCTTCTCTAGATTTTGATGACATTAAATCATCATTAGTTTCTTTTTTATCAAAACAACCAGATTTAGCAGATATTGACTTTTCAAATAATGCCAGCACAGCTAATTTATTAATTAATTTACTATCTACTGTTACCGCATATAATGGTGTGTATTCACAATTTGGTTATGTTAATTCTTTTGCAACCACCACTACTTTATTAAACAGTTTATTGGGTATTGCAGCCAATAACTCTGTTCTTATTGCTCCAGTCCAAGGGGCAAGTACCACAAGAACTATTACAGCAGTTGGTGCAACTTTAGAAGATTATACTACATTTCAAGCCACAACAAGTTCTGGGGCCATTTCTTATTTCTTTAATATAAATTCTGTGCCAGCTGGGGCTGCAAAAACAACAACTCTTTATTCTGGAACACAAGTTGTCAGTTATACAAATTATGATTATGCAACTCAATCATGCCAGCTTCCTTATACAGTTGATCCTAGAACAATTACATTTTATGAAACAACAACTAATTCTGGTGTTGTAAATAAATGGACTCGTGTTGATAAATTTTCAACAGCAGCAACAGGAAATCAAAATACATTTACAGTAATAAATGGGCCTCAAGGTTATATTGTTACAAATAATTTTTCAACTGCTAGAACATTATCTACATCCAGTACAGTGTTAATTAAAGCAGTATTAACAAATGGAACAGATGCAAATAATTCAAGTATTGCAACTAGATCTGATGCACAATTTAATACATCAGATTTTCCTACAGGTGGATATGACTTAATTGGTGTTGATCAAGCAAGATATAGTTTACTATTTCAAGCTACTGGCCAAGATCGTTGTGTAACAATATCAGATTATATTAATGCAATTTTAGGATCGGGCATAAATGGAACTGATAACGAAGATTATATTACTGTTGTAAATGACTGTTGTCTTCCCGGTACAGTAAATGTTTATGTACAAAATTTGTCTTTATCAAATCAAACTGCTTTAATGACTTATCTAAATTCTAGAAAACTTGCTGGAATACGTTTAGTTTATACACAATGATATTATTATTAAACAATTTAACTTTATCTCTTGACAGTAAAATGAATTTATTGTCAGAAAATGCTGCGACAACAACAGGCAGTGATTATTATATAAATTTAGATAAACCTTGGTTAGGTGATGAGTTAACAGTAGAATCGTTATTTCCTCAATGGATATTAAAGGAATACTCTAATAATCCCAATACTGTGACAATTGTTCCACTTATAAAAAATTATTTAAGATGGTTATTAAGTCAGGAATATGGCTATGGTGCCCAGTTAAATTGGGAAACAATAAGAGTTCCACTTTTTACAAATAATATATTTTTAGAAGCATTGGCTGATTTTTATTTTCCAGGTGCAGATTTTAGTACTTCTGAATATCAAAGTATTATTCAAAATTTAAGAACTTTTTTAATTAAAGCCGATACAAATTATTTTAATTCCAAAGGTACTCCAACAGCAATAAAATATGCAATATGTTCTTTATTGGGAATACCTTGGAATAGTGTGTATATAGATACCGGTGCATATACTACCATAGAAATTAAAATTAGTACAGCAGAACAATCAAATTTTACTCCTTACAAATCATTTATTGAAAAATATATAGTTCCTGCAGACATGTCAATTAATTATTCAACTTTTTAAAAATTATGTTTAATAAAATGATGATGTTTGCTGCGTCCTTAGCATCACGCGGCCTTACAAACAATAAAACAGATATCCCGACAAAACAATTAAGAGTTCTTTCTTGTTTTGGTGGAGGAGGTCTGAGCACACCATGCGTGTTTTTAAAACAAAGCAATGTAGACTCTACAAAACATTATTGTGGAGGATGTGGTTGTGGTGACAAACCCCATACATGGCTTATAGCAGAAAGCACGGATTATTCTAAATTAGATTATCCAACACTGCATTGCCCAATGAAAATGCCTGGATTTAGCAATTATGATCCTAATCATAAAACAAATGAAATTAAAGAAAGAAAAGAAAAAATTGAATCTATGTCCCCCGAGGATATTCAAATTATTCAGGTAACTATTGGCCAGAGTGAGGAAAAAGAAAAATTGATTTCTCAAGTTAATAAAATTATTGAGAATTCATAAATATTTCTATGGCCATAACTACCCGTCAAGAATTTATTGATTTTACATATAGAAAACTTGGTGCTCCTGTAATTCAAATAAACGTTGATGCAGAACAAGCACTTGATCGTTTAGATGAATCTCTTGAATATTTGTATGAACGTCATTATAATTTTAATGAACGAGCACAGTTTATTGTTCCTGTGACTGCAGAAAATATTTCTAATCAATATTTTGATGTATCTCAATTTGGTTATGCGGCAGGAGCTCAAGTTGTTACTTCTTCTGAAACTGGTGCTACTGCATATTGGCCATTAGCAAGTGATATACGTACTATAAGCAAAGTATATGCCCCCGGCAATATTGTTGGTGATTATATGTTTGATTTACGATATCAGATGACTTTGTTTGACTTCTTTGGTTTATATTTTAATCAAGGTGGCTTGGCACAGGGTCCAATGGCAACATATATGGAAGCTATGAGCTATCTGCAATTAATAAATGATGTATTTAATTATCCATATTCATTTACATACACAAACACTACTCAAAGATTATTTTTAGAAACACAACCAAGTTTAATTCCAGCTGGTTCATATCTAATGGTAGAAGCTTATGTAAAGGTAAATCCGGATTATTATCCAACAGTATGGAGTGATCGTATTTTTCAACGGCACTACGCTGCAATGTTGAAAAAACAATGGGCTCAAAATTTGATGAAGTATGCTGGTATACCACTTCCAGGAGGTGCTTCTATAAATTCTGCAGCTATAATGCAAGATGCTCAAAAAGAATTAGATGTAATTGAAGCTACCTTGCTAAAGACACACGAATTACCAGTTGATCCTATGATAGGTTAAAATGGCAACAAATAGATACATCAATCTTACAAGTTTTGGATCAGAGCAATCATTAGTTGAAAGTTTTACTATTGAATTGATACAGGCCATGGGTCAAGATTGCTATTATGTTCCTAGAAAGTATTTTAGCATAGATAAAATATTTGGTGAAGATCCAACTTCTTCTTTTGAAAAAATATACAATATAGAAATGTATATTCAATCCTATAAAGGATTTGATGGTACAGATGTAATAAGTCAATTTGGATTAGAAATTCGTGATAAAATATCTTTATTGATGGCCCGCAGAAGATTTAGAGAACAAGTAACAGTATATGATCCAACAATTATAAGACCCAGAGAAGGCGATCTTATATATTTTCCACTATCAAAATCATTATTTGAAATTAATTTTGTAGAACATGAAAATCCATTATATCCATTGGGCAAACTATATTCATATCAAATAACCGCAGAGTTGTTTACTTACAGCTACGAAAAAATCGACACACCAAATACATCAATCAATTCGCCATATACAACCACACGAGGTCTTTGTGGTTCTACTGTAATTCCTTTAAATAATATATTGGGCACTACAATGGGAGTCAATGATGTTCTAAAGCAAGAAGGAAACAGTTATGGATTTGATCCCAATAATCCGTTCGATGAATGTAATTCGGACATCAGTTGTTCATAAAGTAGCATGAATGTTTGGAAACTTTTATAATGAGAATTTAAGAAAATTGGTTGTAGGATTTGGTTCTTTGTTTAGTAATATTGAAATACAACATAAAGATCCAGATACTGGTGATCCGTTTTTAATTCGTGTGCCAATACATTATGCTCCTCAAGAAAAATTTATTCAACGTCTGTTGCAGCCTTCTTCAATAACAGAAGGTACTCGTATTGAGATACAAGTACCGATTATAAGTTTTATGATGTCTAGTATTTCGCCTGATCCATCACGACGATTGGGTAGATATGCTTTAAATATAAATCAAAGTTCTAATGGTGAATGTCAAGCCACCGGAAATAAAATTAAAAGTCAAATTCCTGTAAATGTTATATTTAATTTGTATGCATACACTCGTCATACAGATGATTTACTTCAAATTGTTGAACAAATAATGCCTTATTTTGTCCCGGACCATGTTATTCGTTTAAACATGAATGATGTGCAAACAAACCTTGATATTCCTATTATAATGCAAAGTAATAGCATAACAGAAAAATATGAAGGTGATTTTTCTTCTCGGCGTTTAAATATTGCTTCATTTCAATTTGTAGCCAAGTCTTGGATATTTGGTGAAGTGCAAAGCTTTACTTCAATTACGAATATAAATCCAATTATTGAAATAGATTAATACAATGTCTTTAAATAAAAATTTAGCAAAATTATTTGATGTGGAACCAACAAAACCAGAATCTTCTAAGAATTTAACTGGTGGAACTTTTAATTCTGGGAATTTTGGTAAAGACTATGAGATGGTTCAAAACAATCTCAAAGATTTGATTCAAAATGGCAACATTGCTTTGGAAAGTGCATTAAAAGTAGCAACTGAATCTGATAGCCCTCGTGCGTTTGAAGTAGTTGCAATAATGTTAAAAACTATGGCAGATTTAAACAATAATGTTCTTTCTGTACATAAAAGTGCCAAAGATATTACATCTACTTCTGCTGCAAAATTAACTCAAACCAATAATTCGGTATTTGTTGGGTCAACCAAAGATTTGCAAAACCTGTTAAATAAAGAGAGAAGTACTGAAAAAGTGATTGATGTAGAGGTTGTAAATGACGGTATCAAACAACAATAATCTTGGGTATAGAAATAACCCAAAACTAAAACCACCCGGCGTAGATATACAGTATACCAAAGAGCAGCTTGAAGAATATATCAAGTGTGCCAACGATCCTGTGTATTTTTGCAGTAAATATGTAAAGGTAAAAACTCTTGATAAAGGTATTATGCCTTTACAACTTTATGATTATCAACAAAAATTTGTTGAATCAATTCATAAAAATCGTTTTGTTATTTCCAAATGGCCTCGTCAATCTGGTAAATCTACTTCTGTAATCGGATATATTTGCCATTATATAACATTCAATCAAAGTGTTAGCGTTGCAATTCTGGCCAACAGATTAAAAACCGCCAAAGATGAGTTATATTCCAAACTTCAATTGGCATATGAAAACTTACCACAATTTTTACAACAGGGTGTCATAGAATGGAATAAGACATCAATGAAATTAGAAAATGGATCTAGAGTTGTATGCGATGCTACATCATCCGCAGCCATCCGTGGTGGTTCATTTAACTTTCTTCTTTTAGACGAATATGCCTTCTTGCCTTCGCATATTGCAGAAGAATTCTATGCATCAACCTATCCAACTATTTCTGCTGGTACAACAACAAAACTTGTAATTGTATCTACTCCGAATGGACTTAACCATTTTCACAAACTGTGGATTGATGCAAATAGAGTCGAAGGACATAAACAAAAAAATAAATTTATTCCAATAGAAGTAAGTTGGAGAGATGTTCCCATAACTCCGGGTGGCCCAAAAAGAGATGATGTGTGGGCAGAAGAACAAATTGCCAACACAAGCCCAGAACAATTTGAACAAGAATATGGATGCAGTTTTCTTGGTTCCAGTAATACTTTAATTAATACTAGCAAATTAAATGTTTTAGCTGGAGAAGAACCTTTAAACGAAACAAATGAAGGTTTGAGAATATACGAATATCCTGAAAAAGACCATACTTATTTTTTGCAAGCAGATGTGTCACGAGGACAGGGTGCGGATTATTCTGCATATACAATTATAGATGCTACAAGTACTCCATATAAGGTAGTATCTACTTATAGAAATAATGTAATAAGCCCATTTCATTATCCAACTGTATTAAATTCTGCAGCTAAGCAATATAATAATGCATTTGTTTTAATAGAAACAAATGATTTAGGTGGGCAAGTTTCTGGAATATTGCATACAGATTTAGAATATGAAAATGTTTTGATGACAAAGGTTCTTGGAAGAAAAGGTCAAATTTTGTCACAAGGTTTTGGTGGTATTGGTAAAAATGAAATGGGAATACGTACCACAGCTCAAACTAAAAAAATTGGATGTGCTATTTTAAAACGACTTATTGAAGAAGATAAAATTTTATTAAATGATGATAGAATAATTGCTGAACTTATGTCATTTGTATCAAAGTCTAATACTTTTAAAGCTGAAGATGGTCATCACGATGATTTGGTAATGTCTTTGGTGTTTTTTGCATGGTTGACCCGACAAGATTACTTTGCTGATTTAATCGAACAGGGAAAATTTAATTATGAACAAACATCAAATCCAGAAGATGATAATATATTGATATTACCACAACAAAAAAATGAAGATGATGGTGAAGAATTTGTACAAGGTGGTTTAATTTGGTACCCAGCATAAAAATGCTAAATATTTTGACAGAATAAGGAATCTAAATGCCATCATTAAGCTCATTTCTCAGTACTAACCAATATACTAAAGAAAGTACAACTGTAACTCTTTTAGCAGGCATGCAACTGGGATCAACCTATGCCGGTATTACATTTAATGGCGTATCTGGAGCTGCTGGAAATGATCCCGGTGGTTTATTTGGATGGCTTATCTATTCCAGACGGTATAAATACACTCCTCAAAAAGGAACTACAGGTGATCAATATATTGTATATACAAATCCTCAAGATTTGGCAGGAGATTTAAATAAACTTTCCGGTATAACTGGTTTTATGATAAGTGCACAAAATTCAGGTGGCACTTATGGAATGTTTGAAAAAACTGGTGTTGTACAAAATGTTACTCGCATAACTCCACGAACTGTTGGAAATGACTTCTTGCATGCAATTAATTATTTGGCATATGGTGGAACACTAGTTATTGCTGGTGGACCTACAGGATTTACCAAATATCAAACAGATACAAATAAAAAATTAGATGTAATAATTGGCCAACAGGCAACTAGTAATCTAGTGCAATGGTTAATTCCTCAAAATTATTCTACTGGAATTTTTCCATCTGTTGCTGATGCATCAGGTATTACTGGAAACGGTTTGACCATGGCAGACTATGCATCTTTATCTGGTAATTGCACTGGAGAAATAGCAAACAGACTATTTAACGTTTATGGTATTAAAACTGTTGCTGATTTGGATACGGCTTCTTTGTTAAATGGTAGTAAAATTACTTATAGCATACCAGCAGTAGGTGATGTAGGTGGTTTCTTTGCCCGTTCTAAAAATAGAAACCAACTATATCTTACTGTTGCGGGAATAAATCTTTCAAAGGTCTTGAATGGCAGTATAAGCAATGCAATTGAATGGAATAGCAATTTAAAGGAATCATTAAAAACAAATCGTTTAAATTTCTTTGTAAACAATCAAAGTACTCCTAATTTCTTGGGAGCAGACTTGGTTGGCGCTACTGCAAATGCAACAATTGTGGCCGAAGACAGAATTGGTGTATCTAAACTTAAATCTGCTATATATCAAGATTTAACAAATATTGGTATGAAATATTTGTTTCAACCAAATAATACTGCAACAAGAACATATGTAACATCTGAAATAAGAACTGCTATTAGTAAATATAGTCAATTTATATTTACAGCTGCAACACAGATTACTTGCGATAGTACAAATAATACTGATTTTAATTCAACACTAACCATGTCAGTGGTTGTTCAACCCATCTTGAGCTTGGATGCTTTTGAAGTATCGCTAACTATTATAACACAATAATGGCAAACAAAAACTCCATAATTAATTTTAAAAATGGGTTTAATGGAGGAACCCGTGCAAATCGCTTTGTTGTTGTTCCTTCGTGGCCTTCAAAAGTTCCACATACTCAATCTGATGCCACATTTAAAATGGTATCGGCTTCTTTACCCGGAACACAAATAAATACAATTCCAGTTCCATATCGTGGTAGATTTTTATTGTTCCCTGGAGACCGTCAATACAGTACATGGGCAGTTGGAATGTATGATGATAATAATACTCAAAATTTATGGAAAGCTATGCATAAATGGTCAGAATTAATGGATGGACATTATAACCATTTAGTTGATTCTGAAGATTATAATTATGATTCTTTACAAACAACATGGGTAATAAAACAATTGGATTTAAATGGTGATTTATTAAAAACAATATCATTGTATAAATGCTGGCCATCTGTTGTTGGTGAAATGGAACTAAACATGGGAGATGCGGGATTTAGTTCTTTTAGCACTACATTAACTTTTGATTATTTAAAAATACAAGACAATTTTAATAGATAAAATGCTTAATGATTTTAAAAACAATTTCTTTGGTGGAAACAGAAAAAACCGTTTTCGTATTACGGGTAATTTTCCAACAGGTGGTGGCTTTACCGATTACCATGTTCGTGCCACAACAATTCCAAATGCAGCAGTAAAAACAATTACGTATGATTATTTTGGAAGAAAATATCATTATCCCGGAGAAAGAGATTATGGAACATGGTCTTTTAATGTGTGGGATGATACTGGTAGCAACAATATTTGGGGTAGAATTCAAAATTGGCAAAATTTTATAAATGATCATGATACAAACATTAGCAGTTTAGACCCGGATGATTACAAAGCATATAACTGGAGAATCCAACAATTAGATTTAAATGGAACTGAAGATCCACAAAAAGAATGGATTTTAAATGGTTGTTGGCCTACCGGAATTCAACCAGTTCCTCTTAATATGGGCAATCCAAATACGTTAAATAGTTTTAACGTTATTATAGCTTTTGATTATATTGAAATTAGTGATATTACTAGAAATTAACAAGGTGAAATATGGAACTACCGCTTTTAGGGTTTTATTTTGGTAAGAAAAAAGATGAGAACAAGAAGAGCCTAGAGCAGGCCAGTCCTGTACAGGCTATAACTGCTCCAGAAGTTTATGATGGTACAGTTACAATTGAAGCAGGTGGTTTCTTTGGTACGGCTCTTGATTATGCAGCATCCACTCGGGATGAAACACAATCAATCATCATGTACAGAAATATGTCTGTATATCCTGAATTGGATAATGCCATCGATGAAATTGTGAATGCATCAATAGTTCAAGGTACAGATCACAAACCAGTTAAATTAGATTTGACTAATTGCCCAGTTTCAGATCAAATTAAAACAAAAATATATAAAGAATTTGATACAATTCTTCATCTATTGGATTTTAATCATAAATCATATGAAATTTTTAGAAGATGGTATATTGATTCTAAGATTTATTATAATTTGGTTATTGACAAAGAATTACCAAACGAAGGTATAAAAGACATTATTCCAGTTGATCCCTTAAAGATTAAAAAAATTCGTAAAGTACACAAAGAAGTTGACAAGGCTTCAAAAAATCAAATTGTATCTGTAATTAAAGATATTGAAGAATATTATATTTACACAAATACAGATAAAGAATCTTATGTATTAACTGGTCCACAAGGCATTCATTTGTCTTTGGATAGTGTTGTTTACGTACCATCTGGTCTAGTTGATTTAAACAGCAAACGTGTTTTAGGTTATCTGCACAAGGCAATTCGTCCATTGAACATGTTGCGTCAAATGGAAGATGCTTTGTTGGTTTATAGAATTGCTCGCGCACCAGAACGCCGTATTTTTTACGTAGACGTTGGTCAATTGCCAAAGCAAAAAGCCGAACAGTATATGCGTGATATGATGAGCCGTTTCCGTACACGTCTTACATATAACCAAGATACTGGTGAAGTTAGAGATGAACGTAAGCATATGTCTGTATTGGAAGATTATTGGTTACCTCGCCGCGAAGGTTCACGTGGTACGGAAATCAATACACTACCCGGAGCTCAGTCTCTTTCACAAATTGAAGATGCCGAATACTTTAAAAAGAAATTGTATAGCTGTCTAAATGTTCCACTTAGCCGTTTGCAACCAGAAACAAATGGTTTCAACATGGGAAGATCAACTGAAATATCCCGTGAAGAAATTAAATTTTATAAGTTTATTGATCGCCTCCGTTTTCAATTCTCAAAATTATTCCTTGATACACTAAGAGTACAGTTGCTGCTCAAAGGTGTAATGACAGATGAGGATTGGCGGCATTTAAAGAATGACATCAATGTAATTTTTACTACTGACAATTATTTCTGGGACTTAAAAGAAGCCGAAATACTTGCAGAGCGTGTCAAAATGTTGTCATATGTTGAACCATATGTTGGTAAATATTTCTCAACAGAATACATTAAACGAAATATATTGCGATATACTCCAGAAGAATTAAAAGGTCTTGAGAAAGAAATGGCAATTGATCGTCAGCGCATTGCACAAGAACAAGCCGCCATGGCTGCACAACAAGCAGCACAGGGAATGTCAGCAGAAGAAGCGGGACAACAACAAT